TCGCTTGCAAACCTCGCAAAGGCTTATGGACTACAAGACAAGGGTGATGAAGTTATACGTGCTATGGGCAAGCGTAGGGTGGACTTCACGGAAGAAGAGTTATCTCGGTATGGAGACTACTGTGTCACAGACGTAGACATAACACATGAGCTATTTATGCGCATGATAAATGACTTCCCCCGCAAAGAGTTGAAGCTGATAGACCTGACGTTGCGCATGTTCGTTGAACCGATGGTGGATTTGGATGCGGGTCTTCTTGAGTTGCACCTTGCCGAAATCAAAGATCGCAAAGACAAACTACTCGCGGATGCAAATATTGAAAAAGAAGAACTCATGTCCAACCTCAAGTTTGCCGTGGTGCTTGAGGGGTTAGGTGTAACACCGCCAAAAAAGATAAGTCTGACCACAGGTAAGGAAACATTCGCGTTCGCCAAGTCAGATGAAGCGTTCAAAGCATTACAAGAGCATGAGGATGATCGGGTGCAAGCACTGGTCGCTGCTCGGTTGGGTACGAAGTCTACGCTTGAGGAAACACGTACACAGCGGTTTATAGACATCAGCCGTCGTGGGATTCTGCCCGTACCTGTGAGGTATTATGCAGCGCATACTGGTCGGTGGGGCGGAGATGATAAGATTAACCTCCAAAACTTACCAAGCCGCGGTCCTAACGGTAAGAAGTTAAAGCAAAGCATCATAGCACCAGCAGGTCACACGCTCATTGATTGTGATAGTTCGCAGATCGAAGCACGCGTACTGGCGTGGTTGGCAGGGCAGGATGATCTTGTTGATCAGTTCGACAGGGGCGAAGACGTTTATAAGTATATGGCGTCAAGCATATATAGCGTGCCAGCAGATGCGGTAAGCAAGGATCAGCGGTTCGTTGGCAAGACCACAATTCTGGGTGCGGGGTATGGCATGGGTGCGCCCAAGTTTCAACACCAGCTTATGACGTTTGGGTTTGATATTGAGTTGAAGGAAGCTCGCCGTATCATACGAGTATACCGCGAAGCCAATGACGCGATTAATTCACTGTGGCACGCTGCTCAGGACATGTTGAAGGATCTACATAACAAGTCACCTGCAAAGGTAGGACGTGCCGGGGTGCTGCGGGTGGACGTGGATAAGACTGCCATAATACTACCCTCTGGACTACCGATGTATTACCACGGTTTGTTCGCAGAGATAGAAGATAACCGCCCACAATATTACTACAAAACACGCCGAGGCCCGAACAAAATTTATGGTGGGAAGGTCGTGGAGAATGTATGTCAAGCTGTTGCACGTTGTATCATAGGTGAGCAGATGTTACGTATTGCCAAGAAGTACAAAGTTGTGCTAACTGTACATGACAGTATTGTGGCCTGTGTAAAAGATGAAGAGGTGGCCGAGGCGCAAGCATATGTAGAAGAATGTATGCGTTGGAAACCAGACTGGGCAGATGGTCTGCCGATAAACTGTGAGAGTGGCACAGGTAAATCATATGGAGATTGTGAGTAATGGATGAACGACATGAGTTTATAGCCGCAGAGATAGAACGTGCTTACGTTAATGCGGACGATGATTGGAAAAAAGAATACTACCATAACGCTGCAAGCTACCTAGCTAAAAACCGTTATGTGGAGGGCGGCAAGATTTGCGCGTTCTGTAGAGAACAAGGGATGGCTGATCCACACCACCACAATGTTTGGGGTGCGATGATCACATCTTTGAAAAAACTAGGTTGGGTCGAGAAAATTGGTATGGTCGAGCCTACCACGAAACACACGCATATAAACCAAGTGTGCCAGTGGGAAAGTAAATTATTCCGGTGATACATAAAATAGCACCGTGGTCGTTCAGCAAGATTAAATCTTTTGAGCAATGCCCTAAGCAATTCTATCACGAGAAGATCCTGAAAGAATATCCATTCGTGCCAACGCAAGCCACCATTTACGGTAACGCGTTTCACAAAGCAGCGGAGCTATACATAAAGGATGGCACGGCTCTGCCTGACGAGTTCCAGTTCGCGCAGGAGTTTTTAGATAAGCTGGCAGACAAGCGTGGTGTGAAGTTTTGTGAACGTAAGATGGGTATAACAGAGGATCTTAAAGCCTGTGGTTTCTACGACAAACGGGTCTGGTTCCGTGGCATAGCTGACCTTCTTATCGTTGACGTGTTAGGCGATGTTGCATGGATAGTGGACTACAAAACATCCAAGTCATCCAAGTACGCAGACAAAGGGCAGTTGGAGCTAATGGCGCTGGCTGCGTTTGCGCACTTCCCAGACATAAAAAAGGTACGCGCTGGCTTAGTTTTTGTGCTAGTAAATGATTTAGTAAACCACACGTACACCGAACATGACAAAGGCGATCTGTGGGAAAAGTGGATAGGAAAGTTCAATAACATGAAAGAAGCCGCAGGAGCTGACACGTGGAACGCCCGTCCTAATGGATTATGTCGTCGCCATTGTCCTGTTGTGGAGTGTATACATAATGGAGCTAACTCATAATGCCATACAAAAACCCTAAAGACCGCAAGAAACAAGTTAACGCCCCCGTTGGGAGTGCAACCTTTGAACGCCGCATGGAGCGCCAGCGTGCACGCCGTGCTATGGATAAGAAGGGTGAAGATAAGAATAAAAACGGTAAAGCTGATAAGCGCGAAGGCAAAGATATCAGCCATAAAAAAGCTCTTAGTAAAGGTGGTTCTAATAAAGACGGTGTGAAGGTCGAAAGCCGCAGCAAGAACCGCGCTCGGAACTACAAAAAGAAAAAATAGGAGAACCCATGAAGATAGTAGATGGTCGTGCGCTGCTTTTGAAGCTGCGTAATCCAAACCGTGTCACCTCAGTTATCCCTCAAAGCAAACAGGTGGACACCAATGAAGTGCTTGTGAAGTGGGGGATTGATGAAGCACATAAGCTACGCAACTTGGGTGTACGTGCACCATCACCTATAGATACTCAGTATAATTGGACAGGTGCATACACCCCATTTGACCACCAAAAGAAAACTTCTTCCTTCTT